ACTTGTTTCCCAGCAGGTTCTGGGGTTGTTCCTTTAATCACAGGAACAAGCGTAGGTGTTATTACTGGAAGTGCAACAATTCCCGCATCTCCTCCAGGAACTAATTTACAAGACTCATTTGACAATCATGCTCAATACGTCATGAATTTGGGAACAAGTGTTGTAGGTTCTGCAGGTGCTGCTATGGTTGTAATGGCATTTAAGGCCGACTTTCCTAATAATTCAATAACTAATGCATAAATAATTTAGGGGAGGGGAAACCCTCCTCTATTAAAAAAGAGGTATTAAATGGAAATAAGAGAACTTCATAAAAAAAAAACAAATACTATGGTTGCATCAGAGCGTGAAGAGCTTGTTAAAAAAAATCGTAGAGAAGATGACAAAATTAAAAAAGGTATGTTTGAATTTCTAGATGCTCAAGGCGGATGGTTAGAATTCTCATATAGAAAGTATCCTGGTGAACCAATACAGATGATTAAACTCATTCATGGGGAGATCTGTGACCTTCCTATGGGTATTGTGAAGCACATCAATAACACAAAAAGAAAAGTCCGTCGTTATAACATGGAATTAGCTCCAGCAGGAGGAAGACCTTTGAGATCTTTTGAAACAGTATCTAGATGTCGATTTACTCCTATGGATGTGTTATGAATAACACAAATAATTCAAATTTTGGACCACCATTTGGAGCGAATTTCATTCCTAATTTGCAATACATTGCAAATATCTCTCAAGCCCAACTGGCTATTGTTACATTTGCGACTATGACAAACTTTTTTGTGGGGGAGTGGATAGGTTTTCGCATCCCCCCTTCTAATGGCATGATACAACTAAATAATCGGCAAGCGCGCATCATAGAAATAGACGGGTTAAACATCAAAATAGATATTGACACTCTTGGTTTTTTTCCCTTTATATCATTCTCAGACCCACAGTTCCCATGTATAGCGGTTCCTGTGGCATCGGGCATAATTCCAGGTACAAATACTGTTACTTTGGAGGATGCTTTTGACAATGAACCTACGGTTTAAATATGACCACCGCCGTGCCAACATTTCCATCGTTCCCAACTCTTAGAGATTCGATTGCTAAATGTCGGCGATTAACAGGCTCAACAAATAGTTTTCAGATCACAGATTCTCAGATCATTACTTACATGGAATCGTTCTATCTATACGATTTACCATCTAAATTTAGGTCATTGAAGTTAAAAGATATTTATACATTTACTACTAATATTGGACAATCCACTTACCCATTCAACAGTGAACTTTATACAACCGTAGATCAACCATGTTACATCGATAAGCGCGAAACCAAATTCTACACAGATCCTTGGCAGTTCTACGGTGTTAATTTCAATTGGCAACAGCAGGAGACATTTGCAACAGGAAATGGAACCACGGGCCCGTATAGCGGTTTTACATTAGCTCATCCATTAATCCCAAGCGTTAATAATGATCCAGGCGAATTAGTCGAAAATGTGGCTAATAATCTGCAAACAGGATCTAACCTTAGTTTTCCTATGGGAAGACAACAAAATCTTCTTATTTCGGCAAATACATTTGCATCTAATGGAATAGGAAATACACAGAATGTAACAGATGATGGACAAGGAAATCTTATACAGATTTTTCAAACCAGTTCTCTACCAGGACAAGAACAGACACAAAAATACGGGTGGACATACTATCGTCAATATGCTTCATCGAATACTGCGGCATCTGGATTGGCTACAATCAATTATCAAACAGGACAAATCACAAATGTTTTTTTTGATCAAATAATTCCTGCTGGAACACCTATCACAATCGCCTACAATCCTAAGCAATTTGCACAACCTCTTGCAATCATGTTTTATCAGAATAGTTTTACACTTGCTCCTACTCCTAATGCTGGCTATACCGTTGAGCTTACATGTTATCGTCAACCTATAAAAGCTTTAATCGCAGCCGCACAAACAGGAAATCCAGAACTTAGTGAGTGGTGGGAAATATTAGCTGTAGGTGCAGCTAAGAAGATATTTGAAGATCGTCTTGATAGTGATGGCGTGGTATTTATAGATAAAATGTTAAAAGAACGTTATGACATAATTGAAACTAGGACGTATGCACAACTTGGACAGCAACGCATCTATACAATCTACACTGATCAGACGACCTATAATTATGCTTCAAATGGTTTTGGAGCTGGTAATGGAGCAGTATGAAAAAAGTTATTAAAAAAGAAAAAAAGAAGCTTAAGACACCTCCAGAAAAAACCATTAAATTTGGTCCAAATGCTTATTTTGTAGGACGTCATACAACGGGTTAATCATGAGTTATAATATAAAAAAAGCAATGAAGATAAAGAAAGAAGATAAAAAGCATGGAATGACCTCCAAAGCGGTAAAAGAATTGAAAAAACGACAAAAAGGTGAGATTTACATCTCATCAAACAATGTTGCTTGAGGATATATGGTTGTTATAAAAGGACAAGAACGAAAATTGAAAGAACCGTTAAAACCTGCACAAGCAAAACTATCAAAGCAATCTAAGAGAATCCTTAAAAGACGACAAGATGCACAACCAGTTCAATACGTAGCAGGAGCCCCATAATGAGCATTCCTACATACATAGAAGGATATCCACAAGATGGGTCATCATTAGGAAGTACTAAAGCACAAATAAGAAATAATTTAGATGGTACATTTCAGACTTTATCAGTAGATCATATCAACAATAATGGTCAGCCTAATTCAGGAACACCAGGTTATCATAATGTGATTCATTTTCAAGATCAGGGCCCTGTATACACACCTCCTCCGACTGTTTCCGGAGTAACTCAAATGTACACAAATACGGACAATAACAATATACAGCAACTGTTTTTACGGAGTACTGGAGGAAAGCAATATCAAGAAACTACGATGATCGATGCGTTTTATCCTTCATTAGGAACTAATCCTGGATGGTCATATCTTCCAGGAGGATTAGTAATTCAATGGGGTCGTGCAACAGGACAATCTTCTTCTGGACAAAACGTAACCGTACCTATTACTTATGCTCATGATATTTTTAAGGTTTTTGTTGTTCCTTTTTATACCGGATCTGAACCGTCTGCAAGTGCTACTATTGGAGTTAAAATATTAAGCAATAGTCAATTCAGATATATTTTTCAAACAAATTCGAGTTCATTTGGTGGTGTTGATTGGGTTACTATCGGAACAATGCTTCCATAAACTTTAAGGTTAATCATGTCTAGTTTTCATCAAGTTTATATTGGAGGCTATCCCAACGGAGGCTTGATAAATGACAGAAAACCCTTTCTTGTTCCTGATAATGCTTTTACTACTTTAGAAAATTCTTATGTATGGCGGAACAGAGTAAAAAAACGAGAAGGAATTAAACTCGTAGGTCGTCTACAGAGAACTTTTAGTCTGATAAATTTCTTTGTTACAGGTGCAGCACCTTGGACATTTAATGTCTTAGTTAGATCAGGATATGTTTCATCAGCAAACAATGCAAATCCTGGACAAATCACAACAAAAAGTCCACATGGTTTAACAACTGGTGATCTTGTTATTATCACAGGTGTAGTTGGAGCAACAGGCTATAACAATACGACATTTACAATAACTTCAACTGGAACAAACACGTTTACTATTGGAACAAGTGCCGCTGGTTTTGGAGTTTATGTTTCCGGTGGTTTTTTTATTTCAAATAGACCATGGGGAACACTTCAGCCTAATTCATCTGTTACACCAGGATCATTTTCAATAACATTTGGAGGAAATACCTATGTTGATAATGGTGCAGGTGTAATCACATTAAGTGTAGCCCCATTCACTGTTGTTGGGTCAATAAATTATGCAACAGGAGCAGTAACTCTAACGAATACGGGAGCGGGTGGGGTTGCAACAGTACTTTCTTTCAATTATTATTCTTCTTTGCCTGTTATGGGTATATCCAGACAAGACATTTTTACTGAGGGAATTGATAATACAATTTATTTTGATGAAGTATATGCTTATCAATTTTCTGGTGGAGATTTTCAAGAACTTTCTCCAGGTACCACTTGGAGTGGAAATCAAACAAATTTCTTTTGGTCTACAAATTATCAGGCTTCAGATGCTAGCCAATTGGCATTTTTTACCACAAATAACAATATTACTCTCGGTGCTTCTACACCATACGATCCAATTAGATATTTTTTCAATAGTGTTTGGACTGATCTACAACCTATTTTGTCGGATGCAGCGACTCCAATAAGATTATTTCAGGCATTAATTTTAGTGCCATATTATGGTCGACTTCTTGCATTAAATACATGGGAAGGAGGTACAATTGAAACCTCAAGAAATTTTTCTGCACGTTGTCGTTTCAGTCAATTAGGAGATCCAACTCAAATCGGATCACATGGACCCCCTTATGTCCCTGGATCATGGGCTTCAGATGTATTTGGTAAGGGTGGTTTTATTGATGCACCTACAAACGAAAGTATTGTTAGTGCTGCATTCTTCAGAAATACTTTAATCGTATCATTTGAATATTCTACATGGCAATTACGATATGTTGGAGAATATGGTTTACCTTTTATTTGGGAACGTATTTCATCAGATTTTGGATCTAACTCAACATTTTCCAGTGTTATTTTTGATAAGGGCGTACTTCAAGTTAGCAATCGCGGTATCACTAGCGCTTCAGCGGGTGGACTAGATCGTATTGATGAGAATATCCCAGAAACTGCATTCAGCATGCAGATCAGCAGTCCTATAGCTAACACGAACAATCAAAACTTTGTGCATGGAATTAGAGATTTTGAAAAAGAACTTGTATATTGGAACTATATTGACTCAGCAAAGATAGCTCCTCAAATACTTACAGGATCACAACCAATTTTTCCTAATTCAGTTGTGATGTATAATTATCGAAATGATACTTGGGCAATATTTAGAGATAACGTTACATGCTTTGGAATAGCTCAATTTTCAACTGGCATTACTTGGGATAGTTTTACTGCGCTTTGGGATTCAAGCATATCGTGGGATAATCAGGATGCTCAAACCGATACCAACTATGTAGTATCTGGAAATCAACAGGGATTTATTCATCTTTATGAATATGGCGGAGATAATCCAGATTTACAAGGTGTTTATCCTACACTATTAGAATACGACCCAATTTTAGCTATATCTTCTGTTGATCTTACAAAAACACCAATAGAAATAACTGTTATAGATCATAATCTTGTAGATCGAGAAGTTATTTACATTGTAAATATGTTATGGGATGGTGTTGACCCAGGATTAAATAATAAAATATATCAAGTTGTTGTTGGAAAACAGCCAACAGGAAATAAAACATTACAGCTGTACTATTGGGATGCTCAAGATCAAATATATACACCTGTTCAGGCAGTTTCAAACCCTCCTACATATTTGGGTGGAGGAGTTCTATCCTTACTTCCTGTAATTAATATAGTAACAAAAGATTTTAATCCATTCCAAAATAAAGGTTTGCAATATAAACTTTCCTATGTTGATTTCTTGTTCAATTCATCTAGAGAAAACGGAATTACAGGATTTAATATTAATCTTTTCACAAATACACGTGCCGGAAAAAATGCACAAGCAAATGTAGTTGTGAGTAATCAGGATTTATTAAACTCCTCGGCTTCAGGAATAATTTCAGAAATATCATTAACAAATATTTGTATAATCACTAGCAAAAATTATTCATTACCTACAGGGTCAGTTATTTATATTTCTGGAATCGTAGGAACGATAGAATTGAATAGTGCATATCATACTATTACGGTCATTGACACAGATCATTTTAGTCTTGATGACGTCAATCCTACTGGATTCACTCCATATATTAGTGGTGGAACATGGAATTTGAATAATAATCCTTTAATCGTGAGTGGATCACAATATTCAGATTATCGATGGTATCGCTTCTATGCCACTTCTTTTGGCCAATATCTGCGTTTGGGAGTCACATATGACAATATACTCATGAATCAATTATGTACGCACCAGACAGGCTTTGAATTACACGGAATGAACTTCTGGTTTAGGCCCGGTGGAAGGATAACAGGGCCATGAGTTTTTCAAGCGATAATCCAACATTATCAAATCAAGTTCCTGTTTCGCTAGAGGTAAATCCGGAAGAGAAAAACTTTAATGCAACTTTGATGCTTTATTTACGCCGTATGGCTAACTCGGTAAATACAAAAGATCAAGGAATTTATCTTCTTCAAGAAACAGGTAATTTTCAGCAATGGTTTAACGCCTCAACTCCTGTGGTTGTCTCAAATAATCGAAATGGATATAGAATAACATTAGATTTTGTTGCATTGAATGGAGGACCAATTGGAGCTTCAGCGACAATTACCTTAACAACAGCAACGCAACCACCTAAAATTATCGGTTACATGTTTCCTACTCGTGGTTTTGGCGGTGCTCTTTCTAGCACAGGAATTTCCTATTTTCCTAGCGATCCTAACGTTTCAGTGACATATAATAACTCGACAAATACTTTTACTATCACCAATACTACAGGAAATACACTGACACAATTTTACTGGGTCATGGAATATCTCAAGAACTAATTATAGGTGCATTATGCCTTCACTAAAAGAAATCTGGTTAGGAAGCTCACCAAGTCTTAGCAAAAAGCCTACAGGAACACCAGAGCAAGCACAATTTGGACAAGATTTAATTAGCCAACTTATGCAATCTTTACAAGGTGGTGGCTATGGACAATCTCAAGACTATTTAGGTAGTCTTTTTGGTCAAGATGCTTTTAATCAATTCGCACAACCATACAATCAGCAGTTTGAACAACAGGTTTTACCTGGAATAGCTGAAAGATTTGCTGGTTTTGGTAATAGTTCAGGGGCTCTTTCTTCTAGTGGGTTTGGTCAAGCGTTAGGTGGCGGAGCATCCGATTTTCAATCAAAACTTGCTCAACTATTCTCACAATTGCAAATGCAAGGTGCAGGACAACTTGGTAACCAATTCAATCAACAAGCTCAATTAGGTTTGGGATATCAGCCATTTGCCTATCACCAGAAACAAGGGTCAACAGGTGCAGGGATACAGATGATGAATTCTCTAGCGGGCGGCGCAAGAGGTGCAGCTGGCGCAGGTGTGTAATTAACAAAAACTTAATTATTGTCAGGTGACAAATGGTACAAGTTATACAAGCTCCAAGAGATCCTAGAGAAGCTCAATATGCACAATTAGCTGGCACAATAGGGGGAGGAATTGGAGATCAATTAAACAATTATTTCATAAATAGATCTCTTGACAGTGTTTTGAAAGATAAATCACTTGATAATGCTCCTCAGTCTGTAAAAATGGGACGTTTAGAAGAAGCTTTAAGACCTTATGGTGAAAAAGGACAGAAGGTATTACAAAATAGATTTATGTTAGAGGAGCAGGCTGAAAAAGAAAAGCAGATGCAACAAAACAAGA